CATTACCTACTGTATTTTCTGGAAGGTCTGGATCTAGTTTAAATCTATGTGATCTTGATATAACTTCTTTTTCTGAAATAATTTCGTCATATCTTTGCTGAATATAGTCATTCTTAAAACGTGGAAATGAAAGAAGAATTACTTTGCCGTAATCTGGGAAACGAGAATCTACAGATGCCCTATACATATCATAGATGCCACTTGCTGTTTTTGCCTGATCATGTCCGCTTGTACTGTCTAAAGCAAAACCAGAAATTTCATCAAGCACTGCGACAAGAACGTTATAGCCTTCAAAAGCTTCTCTTTCTGAGTGTCCAGAGTAAACTGTAACATTCTTATCAAACTTTATCTCTGAAGCTTTTTCAAAATACTTACCTACAAACCAGGGTGAGTGTGTTACCCTATTCTTGAATCCTTTAAAGAATACATTGTTTGCTTGCTGGGCATTTATAGCAATATTGATAATATCAATTGAATCACCTGGTGGCTTACCATAATAGGATGCTGGATCTTTAAGGCATAGTAGAAGATAAACAATATAAGCAACAGATATGGTAGAGCAATAATCTTTTCCACTACCCTTACCTAATTGAGCTACAACTTCATTGCATGTCTGTTTATATCTTAAAGAACCTTCCTTTTCACCAAAAAGTTTAATTAGAGTTGACTCTTTATAAATCTGAGAAGATTTTTCAATTAAAGTATACTGATTTTCTGACAACTCAGGAAGACCTAAATAATTTTTGTCTGTTACAAATGTTCTTAGATCGACAGGTCTTTCTTCAAACTCTTCTCCATCAAGTATATCAATGAGGTCATCAAAATTAAATTCCACTGACTTCCTCAATAATCTCTATCGGCTCAACAATTCCAGTAATTTGTGATAAACGTTTAGCCACTTCCATCTTACACTTAGGACATGTTGCAGTAACTTCTTTTAGAATCTTAACTAGAACTTCTTGTTTTCTTTCCGCCTCAGCTATCTGTCCTGCCATCTCTGCGTTGTCAAGCAAACCGACTTCTTGTAACATTCCAATTCTTTTGCCCTCAATGTCAGCGATTAGCTTAAGTGCACCAGATTTAACACTAAGCTGACCTGCTTGATCAGCGTCTTCAACTGTTTTCCATGCTTCTTTTATCAGCATTGCATAGTGTTGGTCAGCTCCAGAGATAGCCTCCTTAGCACGTTCACGGGCTGATGTATCGTTGTGGACAACACTCTTCCACTCATCTATTAGCTCAATGACTTCTGCCCTCTTAAGACCAGTAAGGGTAGCAATCTGTGTAGGGCTGTTGCCCCTAAGTAGTTCTTCAACTACTTTATTCATACGATCAAAATGATCAGCTAGTTCAATTTCCATATAAATACATTATACTTCTAGTCGACTGAAATAGCAAATTCCTTAGCAACTTTGAGTAATATTAAATATCCAATAAGGTCATCAATATCATTATCCCCTGGATATTCTTCTCCCTTAATTAATCTATTTAATTTATCATCAATTCTGACGTATAGCTGCTCTCTTGGACCTGCCTTGGAAAATATACGAACTGGATCTAGGGCTGAATTTCCATATGAAATATTTTTCTTTATAAGCATATGAGCAATATCAAGGCATGTTGATAGAATTTCTTTACCAGCTTCTGTCCCTACTGTAAGCAAATAAAGGTCATCGTATTTAAATACTTTTGAATCCTCAAAAACTGGTGAAGGTGTCATTTAATTAAACCCTTTTCTTTTAATGCTCTATATATGGTCATAACTGTTACGCCACATTCCTGTGCAATTTCTTCCATACTTTTCCTTTGAACAACGTATCTCCTATGTAGCCAATCTTTATTTTTATACATTTTCACAGATGATCCCATCTAAAATGTTTTCTGTAAGATTCTAAATCAATGACAGTTGGATCAACCCACCAGTCTTCTGATTCAGTTCTAGCAACAATTGAATACCCAAGTGAGTCTAGTATCTCTCTCTGAACATCTCTCATAGCAACATTACGCCAGTACATGTTTGCATCATGCTCAAATGTAATAACAGTAAACCTGTATGAATTTAATGGTACTGCTATTAGTCCATGCAAACTTGTGTAGGCATTTCCATCTGGCCTTCCGTTTAGATTGTAACCAGCATCAATGTCTACCTGAAGATAATCTATTTGTTTAGGAAATGAGTTTTCTTCAAAGTAGGATATATAGTTGAAATCTAGAGCATCTCCCATACATGGGTTAGATCTGTTCTCATTAAACTCTGCTCTTAGTTCTTCTTTAATTTCAAAAGACACACCCTTCCAATCAAACTCATTTTCTAGCCTATTGGTATTGCTTCCATTTTTTGAATGAAATGCTCCTAGCTCAACATAGTATCCTTCTTTTTTATTATCTAGAAGCTCTAAAACAAACTCTTCCTGTGCACTTCTATCGTTCCATACTTGTGTCATTTATTTGTGAGAACCTCTCTAGCATAATAAGCGATGCCGAATGCATCAGCTACATCAAAATCTTCTATCGATAAACCATGCTTTTTATTAAAGTAATCTGCCGTTCTTTGCTTACGCATATTTCGTAACTGGTTTTTGTACCACGAGTCTGCGTAACCTGGATTGGCTAAACGTATTGCCGCCTTCTCTTCTTTAGTAGGGTTCTTGTTCCCAATATACGATTGCCAAGAGCTAGGAGATATAGTAATAACTGAAGCACCCGTAGACATAAGCTCAGCAATGACAACACCATAAACATATGATAATTTTATCACAGCATCTGGTGATCTGACAAGTATAGCTCCTTCTACTGCAATGTAATCGCTTTTTAGCTCATCTAGCATCATAGCAACTCTACTTTTAGCATTATAAATCTTTTCGTATATATCATTTCCAACTAAATTAATCTTACCCCATTTAATTGGTGTGCTACCTTCGATTAAACAAAAGGCAACAGATGATGTTGATGCATCTATTCCAAGGACTCTGCTTGCTTTTGTCCTAGATAATTTCGCCAGAGTCACGTATCATCCTTAATATTTTACTCCTATCAGACTCAGAGTTATTTTTTTCACATCTAGAGCATATGTCTAAGCTGTTATACCTACTCAATCTTGAGCTGCATGACTTGCATAGTCTTTTTTGCCCAGATCTAATTGCTTTTTTCTCATAGTATTTCTCCATAATCTTTTTATTTGTTGCTATTCTGCAGCAATCATCTGAACAATATTTTTGATTATGTGTTTTTGGGGTAAACTCTTTTTCATTTGTGCAATCTGAATTAGCGCATATCATTACGAAGGCACCTTAAATCTTTCTATCTGTACCGTTCCAACTGGTGTGTCTTTTGAATAACACTCTTTTTTAATTGGGCAATACGTGCAAGGCATCTTTGTTTTTGTTGCGCCCTCTGGCTTCATTGGTAGGTCACCTTCTTTAAAGTTATCCCAGACTTCCCTCATCCACAAGAATGTATCTTCGATAATCTTTTTATTCCTGTCGTTCATTGACACTGGAATAATTAGGATCTCTTGAGTATTCTTATTCTCATAAAGAAAGAATCCTTCTTTGGCATCCTTAAGTTTCATGTATGTTAAAAGCTGAAGCAAATGGTTTGGTGATGGGCTCATCTCTGCTTGCCTTGTATCCCAGACCTCTTGCTTTGCAGTTTTAATTTCTCCAATTACGGTTTCATTATCATATTCCATAATAAGGTCAATAAAGCCGCGAATTGGTGGATACTCATTTATAATCTCTTCTTCTTCTGCAACCCATTGAGGCATAGTTTTAATTAAGTTCTGAAGTCTCTCGTGGGCCTGGGTACCCTGAGCCATGTTAGCGACTGCAACAGCATCATTATTGTCAATAAAGACTGCGCCAGAAAAAGCCATATACCAATACCTTGGGCATGTTCCATGACCATAACCCAAAGAGCTTGGACTAAAAGACTTCTTAGTCATTTCTCCATCTTCCCTTTTAGTATTCTTATATGACTCATCAAGCATTGATGCAAAAAGCTCTGGATCAAAGAACTTACCAGTATGCTTTTTAAACTTTAAATTTTTAACTATGTTTCTACCCATTACAAATTATACCTAACGACATACTTAAGTGCATCTACAAGTTTGTCTATGGACTCCTTTGCTGAATAATATATATTTTTCTTATTATTGTTCATTGTTCCCGCTTTATCTTTTGCTATTGTTGAATAGTAAGATGCCATCATAGCAAACTTAGTTGACATAGCTTGAAGCTCAATAATAAGTTGAGGAGCTTTTGCAGCAGGTACATCTGGATTTAATAAAAGCTTTACTATAACAGCTAGTGCTCTGTCTAATTGAGCATCGTTCATATACTCATGTAGATCATTGAACTCTGTTATAGAATTAATTAACTCTAATGTATTCTTATCCTCTGTCATTTTTAATCTTTTTATCCCACTTATCCATTAATAGACCGACTCCATATCCAACAACAAAGCCAAACAGGGTTCCATAAACAAAGTATAGCATTAGAATGGAACCTCAGCATATGTCTTATATGAAGGAAAGTCGTTATTACTTGGAGACTTGTCCTTAGACAACGTGTATGCTGTTACTGAGATTGAGTCTGCGTTAATTTCATATGAGCTTCTCTTAACGCCATCCTTATCTGTCCAGTTTTCTTCATAAATCTTTCCAACGATAATAACTTCCATGCCCTTTTTAATCACAGACTTTGATTGATCTGCAAG